CCAGTATGTGGAGAATAAGAACCCTCCTCTTAGTGAGTACAAGGGTCCTGTTCCATTAGTCGCTCTTGATAAATATATGCACATGATCAAGACGACTTTGAAGCCTGTCGAAGAAGATTCTCTTATGATAGAGCGACCTATTCCCGCCACAATTACATATCACAAAAAGGGTGTAGTGATGATGACCTCACCTTACTTCCTGTGTGCGATGGTTCGTTTGCTCTTTGTTCTGAAATCGAAATTCACTGTACCGACTGGAAAGTACCACCAGATATTCCAGATGTGTCCCACGAGACTGAAAGAATCGAAATTCTTTAAAGAAATTGATTTTTCAAAATTTGATAAGTCTCAAGGTAGACTACATCATGATGTTCAGTTCAAAATCCTCCAAATTCTTGGTATACCAGATCACTTTGTCACAACATGGTTCAATGCCCATGAAAAGAGTTTCATACGTGACAGGGACTGTGGTTTAGGATTTTCCGTTGATTTTCAACGACGTACTGGTGATGCATGCACGTACCTTGGAAACACTATTGTTACTTTGAGTGTTTTAAGCTACGTGTATGACCTATCGAACCCGAATATCTTGTTTGTTGCAGCAAGTGGGGATGATAGTCTTATAGGATCACTTGAGCCTTTACCTCGAGATAATGAAGATCTTTGTGTTTCACTCTTCAATTTCGAGACGAAATTTCCACATAATCAACCGTTCATATGTTCAAAATTTTTACTGGTTGTTGAATGTGATGATGGTACTGAAGAAGTTTTACCAGTACCAAATCCTCTGAAGATTTTACAGAAGATGGGACCCAAAAACCTACAAGTCAATGTTCTTGACGATTTTTACCAAAGCATGTGTGACATATTGTGGGTTTTTGAGGATGCAGAAGTCTGTAGACGTACTGCTGAATTAGCAGAATACCGCAGATACAAAGGAGCTAAGAAATGTTTGTTTCTTGAATCAGCTCTTTTAAGCCTACCAAGTTTAGTAGCCAATAGATTAAAGTTTTTAAAACGAACTATCAATTTAGAGAGTTCGCGTGCTTGTATCAACAATGAAAACTATAATCTTTTGTGTGATGCTCTTGTTTCCCGCAATGTACGCGGAGTTGATGCAGGTGGAAAATCCACCAATTGCGTCAAACGTACCAAATCCAAATTTGGATTTGAGGCCAAACGAACAGTCCGTGAATCTGAACCCGGACGAAACGTTGCACGTGTCCGCAACCGGTCAGGACAACGCACAAATTCCCACGGATTTCACGATGGAAGAAAAGAGCCCACCAGGAAGGTTGGGTTCTTTATGCATTGATTGTGCTGTTGAGAACCTGCCAGAGGCAGCTTTCTTAGTGAAAGTGCCGAAATTGAATATCAATTTCGAAGTTCAAAGTTTTCCTTCTTCAAGGTTAATCTTTTCCAACTTAGCCGAAAAGGTGAGGTCCATTCCCTTTGTTAAATCATTTGGCATACCAAATGTTGAACAGAGGATGCAACTCTCTTCTCTGGGTAAAGTTGATGTCCACATCTCAATTCCAAAGTTCGGTTGGTCTCAAACTTTGAAGTTATCAGATGTTGTTGCTGGATTTAATTTTCCAAAGATTCCCACAATTAATCCCAAAGTGGATTCTTGTGTTGGTGAATGT